TTGGAGACAAGAGCGCTACCTTGTCTAAGCGATTGGCCCGCACCGCGGACAACTGATTGCAATCAACCGCAACTTCCTTGAAGGAGAATCGGAAATGGCAATCGGCATTTCCTCAGCCTTCGTCCAGTTGTTCGACGCGGAAGTCAAGCAAGCGTATCAGGCTAATCGCGCGCTTGCCGGCGTAACCCGCGAACGTAACAACGTCGAAGGTAACGTAGTTAAGTTCCCCAAAATTGGTAAAGGTACTGCTACTGTCCGCGTCCCGCAAACGGACGTGACCCCGCTCAACGTCACCTATTCGCAAGTCTCTGCGACGATGGAAGATTATATCGCTGCTGAATACAGCGACATCTTCCAGCAGCAGAAGGTGAACTTCGATGAGCGCCGCGAATTGGTGCAGGTTGTCGGCGCGTCTATCGGGCGTCGCATGGACCAGCTTGTCATCGACGCGCTGAACGCTGCTTCGTCTCCGTCCACCGTCGGCACCGACGTTGGCGGCGTCGGCACGAACCTGAACCTTGCTAAATTGCTGGCCGCTAAAAAGGCCCTCGACACGAAAAACGTGCCGATGGAAGGCCGCTTTATGATCATTCACGCAAACGGCCTCGCCGCTTTGTTGGATGAGCAGGAACTGACCTCCAGCGATTTCGCCACCGTCAAGGCGCTATCTCGCGGTGAGCTGGATTCCTTCTTGGGTTTCAAGTTCATATCGCTCGGTGACCGCGACGAAGGTGGCTTGCCGCTGCCATCCACCCGCACCAGCTTCGCATTCCACCGCGATGCTGTCGGCCTCGGCATTGGCATGAACCAGCGCAGCGAGATCAACTACATTGCCGAAAAGACCAGCTTCCTGGTCGCGTCGATGTTCTCGGCTGGTGCCGTGGCCATTGACGATGAAGGCATCGTCAAAATCTCCAGCACCGAATAAGGAGACCAGACATGGCTTTTGATCTTGACGGCTTCGCTACTGTAGCGGCCTCCAAGCGTGGCAATGCCCCAGGCATCTACGCTTATAAGACCACCGATACCATCGCGACGGTCAACACCGCAGGTTACTTCAATGATCTGTCGGACACTCTTGAAGTGGGCGATCTGATTTATTGCGTGACCTCAACGGCCAGCACCGCTGTCTGCACGCTGACCCAGGTTCTTTCGAACTCTGGCGGCGTAGTTGACGTGGCCGACGGCACGACGCTGGCGGCTACCGACAGCGACTAACAGGCTGGGGTGGGCTTCGGCCCGCCCCTTCCTCTTTCGGAGATAGGCAATGGCTGCTGGCGACTCGAAACTTAGCATCTGCTCGGACGCATTGATCATGCTGGGCGCTGCGCCGCTCTCCAGTTTCGCCGACGGCACGGATGAGGCGCAGGTCGCCGACCGCCTTTATGGCAACATCCGCGACACGCTTCTGATGATGTATCCGTATTCCTGGTCGGTGAAGAAGATAAAGCTGGCACGGCTGTCGTCTGCCCCCATCAATGAATGGAAATACGCTTACCAGATGCCGGGTGATATCCTCGGCACGCCAAAAGCTGTTTTTAATAGCAGTTCAACAGGCGCTGCCCCGCTGCGCGGGTTTGAGATTTATGGCACCAGCGTGTTCACAAACTATGAGCAAGTCTGGATCGATTACCAGTACCAAGTTACCGAGGCGTTGATGCCGCCGCCGTTTGTGCGGTTGCTCAAGCATGCGCTTGCCGCGGAGTTCGCGGAGCCGGTGACTGACCAGATCGACAAGGCAAACTACTTCCACTCACTGGCTTATGGCAACCCAAGCGAGAATATGCGCGGCGGACTGTGTCGCGTGGTGATGATGATCGACGGCACTGACCGGCCAGCCCAGGCAATTCAAGAATTTCCGCTTGTGGATGCGCGCGCATGAGGGTGGTGTTCGTCCAGAATGATTTTACCAGCGGCGAGATGGACCCGAAGTTGCGGGCTCGCGTCGATCTGGCTCAATATCGCTCTGGTCTGACCACGGCGCAAAATGTGTCCATCCAGCCACAAGGCGGAGCAGTGCGGCGCGACGGCACGAAATTTGTGGCGGAGTTGGACGCTGGTGCAGCAAATGCCACTCGCTGTGTTGCGTTCGAGTTCTCAACCTCCGACAGCTACATGCTGATATTTACGCCGGGCCGGATGTATGTATTCAAAGCCGGGGCGCTAATTGCGAATATTAACGGCAGTGGCAATGACTACCTGAGCATTGCAGTCTTGACGGCTGACGTTGTGAACGAGATGACATGGGCTCAATCAGCCGACACGGTTATCATCGCGCACGAAGATGTTCAGCCGCTGCGAATTGTACGCGGAGCGACGGACGCAAGTTGGACGGCCAGCGTCGTGCCATTCGACTTTATTCCGAAATATGCCTTCGAGCTTGATACGCACGAGCCGACTTTCGACATAACCCCATCCGCAGCCGCCGGCAATGTCACAATCACAGCGAGCGGCGTAACAACCGATACTGGTAACGCGCAGGGCGGCACGATCAGCACGATCACGTTGAAGGCCGCGTCCAGCTTCACGTCTAATGATCAGCCCAACGGCATGTTTATCGAGATCACTGCCGGCACTGGCGCTGGGCAGACGCGGCACGTTGAAGACTATGTTGCCTCAACCAAGGTGTTGACGGTCTACCCCGATTGGAACATTGCCCCGGACGCAACATCAAGCTACGAAGTGAAGGCTTTCAAGCCTGCTGCGGTGAACGAGTACATTGAAGCGCTCAATGGTTTTGGGCGCGCCCGCATTATCGAATACGTCAGCGATACCGAAGTGAAGGCGTATGCTGAGGTGCCGTTCTTCGACACGTCAACCATATCCGCTGGTAGTTGGCAGTCTGAGCACGGCTATGAGGACACCTGGTCTTCCACCCGCGGCTGGCCTCGCGCTGTTACGTTCCACGAGGGTCGCCTCTATTTCGGCGGGAGCCGGTCGCGGCCATCTACGCTGTGGGGCTCTCGCGTCTCCGGCTTTTTCGATTTTGCGCCGAACGAGGCGCTTGACGACGATGCGGTCGAGGCAACGCTGGACACTGGCACGTTTAACGCCATCGTCGATCTGTACAGCGGACGACACTTGCAAGTGTTCACGACCGGCGGCGAGTTCTACGTTCCTCAAACTCTAGATGAGCCGATTACGCCGTCTAAGCTGATCGTTAAGCAGCAGACAGCGTTTGGCGTGAAGGCTGGGGTGCGAGTGCAAAACGTAGATGGCGGCACGCTGTACATCCAGCGCCAAGGCAAAGCGCTGCAAGAGTTTATCTATTCGGACAGTGTCGCGGCCTATGCCAGCGCCAAGATCAGCCTGCTGTCCTCGCATCTGCTGAAGTCGCCGAGCGACATGACGGTGCGCGTTGCGACCAGCACCGATGAGGGCGACCGGCTATTGATCGTCAACAGCGACGATGGCAGCATTGCTTGCTACACAATCTTGCGCTCGCAGAACGTCATCGCCCCATCCGAATGGACAACCGATGGCGAGTTCAAAAACGTAGGCGTGGACATTGATACGATCTATGCGGTCGTCAAGCGCAGTATCAACGGCGCTGATGTTTATTATGTGGAGGCGTTTGATGGCGACACGTTGTTGGATTGCGCTAAGACTGGCGGAGCGGCGTCTAGTGTTGCGCTCGCGCACCTTGAAGGCGAGACTGTCAAGATTATACGGGATGGCTTGCTTGAGACTGACCAGACTGTTCCTGGCAGTCCTTACACTGTTACATTCAATTCCCCAGCGACTGCGAGTTATCAAGTCGGCCTTGCTTTCACGCCTACGCTGAAGACCTTGCCGTTCGAGCCGTCTCTGCAACGTGGCTCCATCCGCAGTTACAAAAAGCGCATCTTCGAGATCAGCGCCAATCTATATGACACGCAGAGTTTGAGCATTAACAACCAAATCGTGCCGTTCCGCGGGTTTGATGAAGCGGTGTTGGATATCGCTGTGCCGGGCTATACCGGGATCAAGACATTGCGCTCGATCCTTGGCTACAGCTACGATGGCCAGATCACGTTAACGCAGGGCGATCCGCTGAAGATGACTGTGCTTGGCCTGGATTACAAAGTGAGCGTAGGGGTCTGAAATGGGCATAGAAGCAATTGCCGCCGTAGCGCTCTCCGCCGCATCCGCCGTCAGCGGGGTTATGCAAGCGCGCACCCAGGCTGCTGGCCTGATGGCGCAAGCTACGCAAGCCAGGCTTGTTGCAAACCAGCGGGCGCTTGAGGCGCGGGAAGAAGGCGTGGCGGCGCTCCAGCGAATTGTGCGGACGAACGCGACGATCAACGCTCGCGCTGGTGCTGGCGGGATTGACCCGTTTTCCGGCAGTGCCGGCAAGCTGATGGAATTTGCCATGGGGCAAGGCGCGCTGGAATTTTATTCGCAGCGTGACGCCCAGACTATCGAGAAGCGCACCGGGGAACTGCAAGCCCAGCAATATAAGAAGCAAGCCCGCGGGCTGATGACGGCGGCGCTTATCAACGCTGTTACGAAAGTCGCAGGGGCCGGGCTTAACGCTGGCCTCCTGGGTGGCCCGCCAGCAGGTGGGGGCTATACAGCCGGGGGCATGACTGCCTTGCGCGCTGACATGGGCGGCAATTTGGGACCGATATAATGGCTGAACTTCCTGTCTACCAACGCCGCTCATCTCTGGTCAGCCGCATCCCGGAAATCGATTTCACGCGCGCGGCACAGGCGCAGGCTGTCGGCTTCCAGAGCATGTCGGATGCGCTGGACCGCCTGAGTTCGTTTGCCTTCCAGCGGGCAGAAACAAAGGCCCAGCAGGCCGGCATCGAATATAGATACGAGCACCCAGTTACCGCCGATCAGATAAAGGACGCGCTGGCCAGTGGCCGCGACGTGAGTGAGATTGTCGGCGATGACTGGACCGTGTTTGGCCGGGCGAGCCGCGCTACCGCTGTAGCCCAGCTAAAGACAGACTTGGAGATCAAGACCCAGCAGGAACTGGTTAATCTTGATGCGATGGTCGATGCTGGCGTGTTGGTCGATCCGGGTGAGTTTAACACTCGCGTCGAAGGCATGATCGACGGCTATGCTGATGTTCTTGCGTCGCTTGATCCAGAGAAGGCTATCCAGTACCGCGCTGCCGCGGCATCGTCTGCCAATTCTGTGTACAAAGGGTTGCTTGAGCGCCGATACAAGATGGCGAACTCCGGCAATGTGGCGCGCTTTAATTACTTCATCGAAGATGCGCCGCGCCTGTTTGAATCGACTGTTAAAAACAGCGCTGGTGGGGTTACACCAGATGGCACGCCAGAAATGGATGTCCAGATTGCTATGATTGCGCGGCAGATCAACGATGCTGCCGTGGCCACAGGTGATCCCAGCATTGTTGGC